GTTAATGCATCTTTTGACCCAAGGAAGTTCTGCACGGGGAGTATGTATGAACTCCAGAATATCGCTGTGCCTGAGGTCAAGAGTAATAACGCAAGCACCGTTACGGTAGGTGCCCCCCCTCCTAAGAATTTCATTTAATGTTGAATAGATTTTTGCAAATGAGACTGGTCCTGACGCAACAAGCTTGTCATTTCCTTTAATACTTTCGGTTCCTTTTGGTCGTAACTTTGACAGGTGTACTGCGACGCCTGCTCCATTTCGTAGAGCATGTGATACAAATTTCCACGATGCTTCGATTCCATTGTCTCCCTCCATCGAGTCGTCTACTACAAATACGGTGCATGACACCGGAAGACGTGATACTGGATCGTCAATCCATGACTGGACTCTGCCAGTTCTTGCTATTTTGTTTGCCATTTATACTAAGTCCTGTAAGGTTGGTGGTTTATAATTTTTGCTCTTTAGAACTTTTCCGTCTTCTCTATATGTAGGCTTTCCATCCTCATCTAGTTTTGACATGTTGCTTTGATGGACTCGACGTAGAGCTTCGTCTAAATCCCATCCCATATTTGCTCCGTATTGGTAGCAGACATAAACAAGGTCAGCCAACTCTTTTAGAGCGTCTTCGTGAAGACTTTTACTCTTCCTGAATAGCATCCCCTCTGCTTCTAGAAATTCTTTAAACTCTTCAAGAATTAAATTCTTCTGTAATGTTCTCGAAGCTAAATTCTGTCCGTTCTGGACACCGAATGCCTGCCTGAACTCTGTTGCTTGTTCTAGATTCGATTTCATTTGATAAATAATGGATGGCTTTTGTTAGATCTTCGATGTCGTCATTCTTATAACCTGCTCGGCATACATACTTGACTACGTTTCCGAGGTGGAATCCAAGTTCTTGGTCCCTAATAAAATCCCAAACATTAATGGAACCTCGTCGGTAGTAGTCTGGTCCTTGGTCGTTGGTGGTTTCGGCCATGCTTGTAGTAGTTGTTTAATTGAATTACCTAGCACCATGTTTTGATGCTGGAGTGCCATTAAGACAGTGACTAAATCCTCTTTTTTTGTCTCAGGATTATTGATCGCCATCTCAATTGATCTCAACCGGAACTCTTGCTCCGTCGTCAACTCTGTATTCGGGGGTGGGGGTCCATAAGATTGGTTGCTTTGTGTCATGGTTGAAGTCGTCTGTTGTAAGTATCCGTGCGAGGCGTGCATTAACTAATGCGTCTGCTTCAGTCAAGCCTTTCTCTACGAAGGTTTCTTCGACTGCTTTCCATGTGTATCCCTTCTCTTCGAAGATACTGGTTGCTCTTTTAATGCCTATGTTGGGGCATCCAGCGTAGCCGTCGGTGTTATCACCTGCCATCGCTTGTGTTAAATGCCATCGAGCACCCTCTTCTGGTGTGATGTCTACTGTTTCTTTAAAGTCATAGAGTTTACCTGGGATCTGTCTCATATCTTTATCAGGTGAGACAATAATATTTCCTGGGTACTTGGTCGCATAAATACCAAGAGCATCGTCTGCTTCCAACGTATCTATAGCTATAACTTTGTATTCTTTTTTAAGTTTATTTATGACCCTTTTGAACCCGCAGGGCTTTTTTCGATTTCTGTTTCCCTTATATTCGGGGAGAATTTTTTTCCTAAAATTATTAGGGGTCGTAAAAAAGAGGATCATCTCGTCAAATGAGCCAAATTCCCTTCTAATCTTGCCTAATTCACGCGCTACGCACGAATAAGCTTCCTTGAAGGATGAAGTGACAACAATGACGTCATTTCCGAAATCAAGTTCGGTTTCTGTTGCGGCACAGCATTTATATACTATGTAATCGCAATCTATTAGTAATTTCATAAATTAGTGGACGTCAGCCCATGTGTTACCGATTTTTGCCTCGGCTGCTATGGGACAACGGAGTGAATAGTATTCACCCGCCATTACTGCACTTAATTCCAATAAGAAAGCCAGATCCTTAGAATGATGCTTGTGAACTTCGTATTGAAGCTCGTCATGTATGAATCCAAGTTGGTGTGCTGTAGGGGGTAAGTTCTCGTTAGCTATAACCATTTGCCGCTTCGCTATAATCCCAGCCGATCCCTGTAAAAGGTAGTTGAGTGCCTTGTGAGGGCTATCAACTAGGATCTTCCTACCATCTATAGCCTTGATGAATCCCTGCTCTCCACGGCTCTTTACAGCCTTAAGGAGCTGGTCTAATCCATCAATAGCTTCAACGTATGCGGCTCTTATTTCCTTTCCTTTCTTCTTGGCTTTGGCTGGCTTAAGCTCTGGATCAACTGACAGACCTAGTTTTTGGTCTCCCGCCCCATATAAAAAGGCATAGGAAACTGTCTTTACTTGCCTTCTAGAAATTCCGATTTTATCTGCATTAACTTGGTGTATATCTCCTGTAAGGAGGATTTTGGCATACCTGCCTCCATCATATCGTGCAAGATAATGGGCAAGCATCCGTAGCTCAATACCACTAAGATCAGCCCCGCACATAACGAAGCCGTCTGTTGCAGTGAATAGAGCGCGGAATCTAAGATCGCTCGGCGTTTGGGAGACATTGGGACGTCGATGGGCGCATCGGAATGTATTAGTTGCTACTGAACAGTGATGATGTATCCGGCTAGACGTCGTACATAGCTTCAGCCATGCGTTCACGCCTTCGCAAAGAATCCCTAAAAGCTTCTTCAGCTCCAGACATCGTAGAAATTTCATCGCTGTATCCGACCCAATCTCCTTCAGCACATGCTCGTCTATAACGGGCTTCTTGTTCGAGCTTATTAATGAGGGTGTCCAACCATAATGAGTTGTCAATATCCATGAGATGTGGTCCCTAGAGGTAACATTTAATTCTTTTATCTTCGTAAAGGCGCATCCTTCTACATAACCTTTTGTCTGGTTATTTCTTTTAGGAGTGAATTCCGTGTCTGACACGAAAGGGTGCCTGTTTCGAAGTACCGCAGTAGTTTCTTCCAGTTCGTTTCTGAGATCTTGTTCAAGTTCCCATGCAGATTTCTCATCAAAATGCCATCCATATTCCTCTTGGGTAGTTAGTATCTGTGCAACCTGATGCTCTAGCCAGCACCAGTCAGGTAAGTCCGGAAGTGCTCGCATAGTTTCATAGTTACTTTGACGTCTTGGATGCAGTAGTCCTGCATTTCTTGGGTCCAAGAAGCCCAGTCGGTTGTCTCACCGAAGTCACCTTTATATTCTCCTAACCTGTAGCCGTATGACTTAAGACTATGGCGTCCATATAGGTTGGTAGGCATATCCTTCCACTCTCTCTTCTTATCTATCTCATACATGTTGGGATGAAATAGACGTGATAGAACTAAGGTATCGAATGGCTTACCTACTAGCTTGAAATGAGGATAGATCTTACGCAGTGCTGGCAAGTCATAACCAATGATATTGTGCCCTATTAGATGTTTAGCATTACTTAGAGTAAGTAAGCCTTCAACAATGCTAGGGCAATCACCTTGGTTGTTATAAGCAGTAAGCTTATCTGTCTCAGTGTCGTAAGTAACTAGACAGTGAACTTTAGAAACCGTCTTCAATAATCCGTCGGTTTCAATGTCGAATACGATCATTAGAAATCAGTGGATGGATTGAACGATTCGCTTTCTTCTTCGAAGATGCAAGTGTCTTTGTTATATGTAAGGGTTGAAGCTATTCCCACGTCTCCCGTGTATCGGTTCTTGAGCACGCGCAGTACGGTGGATCTATCTCCTTCCTTCTGTTGGTTCGCTTCTAATCCCCATACGTTATCGCTTATCTGGCTTATGCTATGTGATCCCCTGAGTGCTGAAAGAGATACTCTACCGCCCTCCTCCGCAGAGGCTGAGCCAGTACCTGATCTTCTTAAATGGCTTACAAGGAATAAGCTGATACCAGTACGTTGAACCAATGACCTTAATTTGGTCATGGTCAAATCTATGCAGCGCCTTTCATCCGATACCCCATCAAGACCCGAGAGTAAGATGGATAAATGATCAAGGAAGATGACTTTCGTTTCGAGTGCGAGAGCCATATATTCGCAACGGCTATATATAACGTCAGGGTCAAGACTCCCAAAGTGGTCATACAAATGTAGATTCCAAGTAGCCAAGCTCCTATCGTACGCATCTTTAAGCGTTTCAGTATCATGTTCTCCTATGTGTAAGGCTTGACCTGTAGCTACAGACATCAGCCCTAGAGCTGTGCGTCTATTAGATTCTTCAAGGGCTATGTACCCTACTTTTATCCCATCGTTGAGGAAGTCTACACATAGCTGTCTGCAAAATGTTGACTTACCTTGTCCTGTACCTGCTGTGATGGTAGTCAATTCTGAACTACGCATACCGTGGGTTAGTTTCTGTAACCCTTTAAGTTTGTACTCGTGATCGCATGGAGTATTAGGTGTAGTAACTACTTCTAATAAGCTCTTGCAATCAACAATACCGTCTGGCTGATAAGGATCAGCGTTATAAATAGCATTTCGTATTGAGGTGGTGTCTAGTTTTTGTAGTGCATCTGAGGCATCTTTGTACTCCGATAACTTTGCTATCTTTACCTTACCCGCAGGTAAGATACTAGCTGCATCTTGCGCTGCCTTTATCCCAGGATCGTCATTGTCAAAGAATAAAACTATCTCGTCGTACCCTTGGAGGTAGCGGATCTGTTTCTGTAAATCCTTTTTAGCCGAAGCACAGCCATGAGGTAGTGATACATGTGCCCAGTTGGGGAGAGCCTCCCACCCTGATAATGCATCTAGCTCGCCTTCATAAATAGTGATGCGTTTGCCAGTACTAGGGAATAGATGCTGACCAAAGAGAGTATCAGTAGTTGTGCCTTCATACTTGAATTCCTTTAATTTGCTTTTTGTTTTGAATCCCTGTAGTGCGCCACTGCTGCTGTAATAAGGGAAGCGGAGAAGTTCGCCATCCCTGTAGACTTTGTAGTATCTGCAGGTGGCTTCACTGATTCCTCGCTTGGTAAGTCGTTGGGCGTCTCCTTGAAATGTGACATTAGTATTCATAATGGTGGGTGGTGCGTCACCAGCCCCATAGGACTGGCAACTGAAACAGTAAGTATGTCCATCTGTGTAAATTGCTTTCGCGTCAGAGCTACCGCAAACCTCACATGGACCGTGACGTTCGAACTCGCTATCGCTCATATCAACCAATCAACAGGGATATCGTGGTAAGCACACCATTGGATGTCGTATCTATCGCACCAAGTGGCGTACGTCGTCTTGGATTTTTTGCTGATCTTTTTAAATGGATCTTGAAATACCATCCTGAGATCTATGTCAGGATTGTCCTTGATCACAGCACGGATCTTGCGTCTGTCTTGTGAATCCCAATATCCCTTACACTCCAGAATCCTTCCGTTCGGAAGAATGAAATCTGGAGAGTAATGATGTTGGATTACATAGCAGAGCTTCTTACTCTCGTACTCGTAATCAATATTTAATTCAAATAAAAGATCAGCAACTTTCTCTTCGAGTTTGCTGCGAAACATTAGAAGTCATCTTCTACTGAGGCTGGGGTGCCTGCTGCTTCTGTATCTATATCACCATCCTTAAAGCCTTCAGTCTTACCAAATAAACTCGCTACCCCTTTCTCATCTAGGTCTCCACCAAGTGAAGCTCCCTCTTGTACCTTGACAATCTGTACACCAGATAACTTCAGGCTAGTGCCGTATGTGGTTCCATCACGCAATAGGTAAGGCTTCTGAGTAAAGCCAATCTTTACTTCACTACCTTCGTAAACTGGGAGGTTTTCGTCTGTTATTAACGTACCTTCGGAGTCCACGATAGGCGGCTTATTCTCTTCTTTCCAAGAGAACTTAACTACAAATTTTCCTGGGTAAACTTCTTCCCATGGTTCAGGCTTAACAGTAGCTCTATTGGGCTTACACTTGAGCTTACTGATACACCAATCCAAACAGTCTGTTCTTTCAGCGTCTAAAGCATCAATTATCTCTTCTCCTACTACTGCCCTAAGTGTGTAGCCAAACTTAGAAGGCTTAAGTATTGCGTTGAAACCAGTTAACTTGACTGGGTTTTCAGTGATGTGGATGGTTCTTGTCATTAACAAAAAAAGTATGTTGAATCAATTACTTCGGACGGTTGAAGGTCTCCAATAATCGGCGGTT